CTCTTTTTATCTAATGTTTTTAAAAGTTTTAATTCTTTATTTCTTGTTTTTTTATTATTAACAAACCTTTTACAAGATTTAATTTCTTTCTCTATCAAAAAAATTCTTCTCTTTGTTTTTTTTTTTGCTATTTTTTCAATAATTTTATTTAATCTTATTTTATTTTTTTCATAATCCATTTTATTTTTTAAAATTTTTTTTATATCTTTTTTTGGTAATAAATGTAAAACGTGTTTGTATTTTTTATATTTTTTTACTAAGTTATTATATTCATTTTTCTTTTTTTTTGGAACAGAATCAAACGGATCATTCATCCATTCTATTAATTTTAAAACTTTTTTTATATTTTCATCATCCATTTATATATTGACATTTATTTTTTTGAAAATAAAAAAATAATTTTAATATTTAAAATGCATATTCTTTAAAAGCTTTATAACCCTTAACACGTGGTTCTACAAATCCACGAACACATGCTTCTGGTTCTTTTAATTTTTTCCAAGATTCTGGATATTTATTCTTTACCAAATTATATATTTTTTTCCATTTCACTCTTTTATTTTCAACTCGTTGTTTCAAATAAATTTTAAAATCATCTTGAGTTTTAATCTTATTTTTTATTAAAATTGATTTTAAAAAAGAATATATACAACTGTCGTCTTCTTCTTCACTATCACTGTCGTCTTCCTCCTCCTCTTGTTTTTTTTCTTCGTCCCGTATTGTGACGTTTACAGATTCTTCATTTAATTCATTAAAAAGTTCTTGAATTAAATATTTTCCCCGAGATTCACTAATAAGATTTCCTTCAACTAGTTTATTCACGTCCTTAATTTTTTCGAGTAAATCTGACATTTTTTTATCTGAATATGCTCTGTTATTTCTGTTGGTTAAAATTTTGTATTATTGCATATTCTCTAGGGGGAATTTTTTTTTTCAATTTTTTTATATTTAATTCATTATAAATAGTCGGAGAAAAAAATGTATAATTTGTTTAGTGATAAGTTTAAAAAGTTAAAATATTTTAATATTTTAACATTTTTACGAAATAGACATTTCATTTATTATTTAATTATAAATTTTCATTACTTCATTTTGAAGAGCACGAAACATAATTGCATATCCAGAAGAATCCCATCCTCTATTTGAAATTTCTGAATCCATTTGTTTCAAACCATTTGATTCAACCAAAGTCCAATACATTCCTGGACCACCTTCTTTACTACACCACATAAATCCTTCATTTTTTGGTGGACCCTTTTTAAATGCACTAATAATGCCGTTTTTATAAGACGACGTATCAATCACTCCCATAATTTCAGACAAGTCTTTTTTCATTTTATTTTCAATGTAAGACATTTTAATTATTTGTTGTTCTTTTATTTTTTTATATTTTATGTTTCTAAGTTACGTTGTTTTTTGTTTATTATTTAAATAGTAAGTTTTTTATTTTTCAATTTTTTTTATTTAAATAATATTTCTCTCTTACAAACGAAAATAACTTAGAAACATACAATAAAAAAAACCAAAAGAGGATAATATCGGAACCCTATAATATTTCGGTATATATTTAAAATTTATATATTGAATTGGCATAAATATTGTCATGGATATTATCATATCGTCTTTTATATTTTTTTCATATTCTTTTCTTATATTTGTTAATTTTGGATTTTTATTTTCACCAAACTCTTTAAAAGTATAAAATAAAGGAAAATATATCAATGGACAATGTATAAACTGATCTATTAACATTCCCTTATATACTGCTTTTGACGGAGATGGTATCCTATTTAAAGATGGAATTATTTTCGGTATTATTTTATTTAATATTACATATTGACCTGCCCCAACATGAATCAACCCAAATAACGCAAAAAATATATTTCTTCTTATATCTATTTTTTCTATTATACTGTTTTTATTTTTTTCTATTACCTTAGATTCTTTTGTTTTTATTATTTTTTTTTGAACTATAAAATCTGCTATTGAATTTTTAATACACGCAAAAAACGATGCAAATAATAGTGGATTCCTTTTTATTATTTTATTTACTTTATTTAATACTTTTGATTTGTTTACTTTGTTTACTTTGTTTACTTTGTTTACGTTGTTTAATATATTTATTTTTTGTATATTTATATTTCTTAAAAAAATTATCTTATGCATTCGTTAATATATAATAAATTGTATTTAAATATTTCATTACAATTTATAATAATTCACTTATGCCGCTAATTAATTACTATAAAAGTATTAATTTTTATTTAAATAACAAAAAATATGAAAATTGTCCTTACTTAAATAAAAAAGAATATAAAATTCATATTTATTCTATGTGTCTTATTTTTCATTTGTGGAATACAAAACACTATCGTTCTAAAAATTTAAAAGAAGATTTAATTAAAAATTTAAGAAATGTAATTATACCAGGAACATTTATTCCTCTTAGTTTTTTTTGTTATCATATTTATCTTTACTATTTTTTTATATATCTTTTATATCCACTAATCGCTTTTATTTCATTTTTAATACATAGAGATAATTCTTTCCAAGAATATTTATATTGCCCCGATACCTGGTTCACTTATTGGAGAATTAATTGTATTCTTTCACATTTACATTATTCAAAAACTAATCATATTCAATATTTAATGGAAGATAAATATTTGTTTTTAAAAAAAGCAAAAGAAAATAATCTATCTGTTACGCCATTTATTGAAAAAGACTTAATCATTAAACATAGAAATGAAGAAGGAGGGTTAGGAATAAAATATATTAAGAACGCTGTTAATGGTGGAAAAATGATTATACAAGAAAAAATAGAAAATTCATTTATATTAAATGATCTATTACCAAAAAATGCTGCGTTGTCTACTTTTAGACTTGTAACATCTTCTTCTATTTCAAGAAAAATTACACTTTTAACAATTCTCTGGAGAGCAGCTAGAAAAAATACTATAACTGATCATAAAAATATTTTATTTAATATCAAAGATAATAATTTTTTTGATGTTGGAATTTGTAATCAAAATTGGTATTCAAGAAAACATTTTTTTCAAAAAAAATTTAAAAAACACCCTGATTCAAAAAAACAAATAACTAATATTAATATTGGAAATAAAAATATTTCTGAAATCAAAAAAATATGTTTAAAAGCACATAAAGAAATTTTAAGTGATATACCTCTTGTAGGATGGGATGTTGCTATTACAAAAACAGGTATTATGATTTTAGAATGCAACTTGTCTTGTAATTTTTTTTGTGGTGATTTTGATAAAAAAATATATTTTGATTTTGTAGAAGACTATTTTAAATTTTATTCATAATTTCATCTCTTCTTTTTAATACACGTTCTATATAATCTTTTATGTAATTTATTCTCACATCCAATTTATCAAATTCTGTATAATTATTATTAAACATTGTTAAATTATAATAATAATAATTAAATAATTTTAATTTTTCATCTAACATTATATAAGCATTATCTAATATAAAATTACACTGTTCTACTGTTTTAATACTATCTTTCATATTTGGTTTATATACCATTGGTTTTTTTTGTATTTTTATTATTTTTATTTGAATTTGTTTTATTTTTGTTTTATTTTTGTTTTATTTTTGTTGTTTTTATTTTCAATTTAATAAAATTAATTTATACGTAAATCATTCTTGTATACATATTTAAATTTAATATTTTTAATTGAATGTTGGATGATTTTTAAAAATACCTTTGTTGACACAAGTATTAAATTTAATATCTTTAATTGAATGCTGATTAATTTTTAAAATTACTTTTGTTGACATAAATGAATGACACCTTTGTTTTAGTTTATTTATTTTTTCAGCTTTATTTTTATTATTGTTATAATAAAATTCTGATACCTTTAAAATATCATAAATATTTACCCTAATAGGACCATGCCTTAAAAAATGAAAATATACATTGTCTTTTTTCATTTTTATAAAAATACTATGTTGATATTTTTTTGTGTCATTTACACAAACAAAAATACATTGACCTCTTTCTAATTTTGTAAATATACTTTTCTTTATATTTTGTTTAACTATTTCTTTAATATAATCTAAAACCCATCCTCTATATTTCAAGAAATAATTTTTATTTGAACTATTATTAAATTCCTGAAAAATACTTTCTTCTATTTTTTTATTAATTAAACTAATATTTTTTATTGATTTTGGAATATAATTACACAGTTTCCCCATTTGAATAAGATCTTTCATAATTCGGCTGTTCATTTTACTTTCTTCTATTTTTTTATTAATTAAACTAATATTTTTTATTGATTTTGGAATATAATTACACAGTTTCACCATTTGAATAAGACCTTTCATAATTTGGCTGTTCATTTATTTTTGATTTTGTTATTATTTTTTGTTTTTGTTTTTGTTATTTTTGTTTTTTATATTTTTCAATTTTTATATTTAAAAATATATTCATTAATAGAGAGAAAAAAAAATTCTTCCTTATTTTTCAATATGTTTGTTTATTCTAAAAAAATTAAAACTCAGAACTATCAGTGTCTGTATCAGTGTCTATATCAGATAATGTATCGTTGTCTTCTTGTTGTTGATTTACAGGAGGAGGAGGAGGAGGAGGTGCTTTGTAATTAATATTTTTCCTAATTGGGTTTTCTGATTCAGATAATTGTTTGACTTCTAGAAGCAACCTTCTAGCTTGAGATTTTGTATTTTTATAATGTGAATTTTCTTTTAAATTTTCTAGAATTGGAATCATATTTTTAAAACTAGGAACTGTTCTTAAACTATCTTCTTCACCATGTAAATCATTTATTTTTTGGTTTAATACATCTATTTCATCATATAAACATTGTCTCTTTCGTACTAAATTTGAAATTTTCGTTGCACATCTAGATTTTAAGAATTGTAACTTTGTTTCTGTATTAACAATTTTACAATTACAATAATAATCCCCGGTGTCATTGAAATAATAAATATAAAAATCATCTGGTTGGGATCTTTTATTACAATTTTTACAATAAGGGGAAAACCAATAGTTGCTTGTACTAATTAATCTTTTTGATTGTTTTACCTTTTCGTTAATTAATTTAAACTTATAATTAATTGATTTCCCTTTAAACTTTTTAATACCACCATTTAAAATAGCATATTGTTTCCAAAATCTCCTTGTGAATGATTCTTTTGGATGATTCAAAATATTATCATAATACCTCGACAAAGCAGAAAAAGTTAATACTGTCCCTAAGGGTAAAAATAAACTAATAATTGAAATATTATTTTTAAAAGCATAATAAGAATTAGAATCGCATATTGATTTAAACTTCGGTTCCATTGGTTTGATTTTGATTTTGTTTTTATCTGTATTTTACATTTCTTTTTATTTTTTCAATTTTCTTTATTTTAAAAAAAAATATTTAAATTTTTTAATTTTTTAATTTTTTTTCTTTTATTTAAAAACAACTATATATACTAGAAAACATATTATAATTGTTATCATAAAAATATTTTCGGCATATTTCTTATACATTTTTACTGATTCTATTTTTATCTTAACAATACAGTTAAAATATTTTATTTTCAATTTTTAATTTTCAATTTTTAAAATAACATTATTTCGGGATATGGGTCTTTTATTAGTCTTAAATCATATTTATTTTTGATACTAGTTTTATACATTTTTTTCATTTAAACTTTTTGGTCTAAATGTAAACCCCATTTCATTTGTCGCTATTTTTTTTAAAAGTTCTGGATTATAAATTCGTGTGGATTCTGCAAGAAGTCTTAATTCAAATTCTAAATCGCCATCACAAAAAGGCATAAAAATATCTTCTATGTTATCTATTCCTAAGCCAACATTTACATTATTATCTGTTAATACTTTTACAGGACCAATTGAATTATGAATTGGTGCGTTATATTCATTGTGTTGTGTCATTGATATTGCCGCACTTGGGCATATAATTACACCTATATCGAGTTCACTAAGTCTTTTTGCTATCTCGTTTTGATATTCTAATGGATGACACGATAAACTTACACAATGAATCGCTCTAGCTTTTCCTTGATAATTATATTTTTCAACAAAATCACAAAACAATTCTGTTTCTTTTTCTGTCGGAATATTACATTGGTCTAAATGTGCCTCTACAGGTTTATTCAACTCATTTGCTTTTGAAAATACAATATCTAAATGCGTTTCTTGACATTTATCTCTCGATGGAAGACAACCTATAAAATCTACGTGTTTTGACGCTTCATTAAAAAGTTCAATATTTTCTTTTGTTTCTAAACCCTCTAATAATTGTGTTCCTATTTGTAATTCTACGTGATGTTTTTTCCAATAATCTTTTACTTCTAATGCAGCATCTAAACCTTTTAACTTTATAGTACTGTCAACATCAATAAATGTTCTTATTTTATCACAACCTTGATTTACAATATCTAATGTTGTATCAAACATTCTTTTTTTTAAATCTTCTTTTGTATATTTTTCTTTTATATCTTTCATTAAATACCACTTTTCTTTCATATGAACTTGTGACTGATTTAACAATTCTTTTGAAATTGTTTTTGATTTATCAATGTGGAGATGATGACACGTCCAAAAGAAAGCTTTACTATTTAAAAGACGTTTCATTTTTTATATATTGTAGACAATTGTTTATATTTTTACCGTTATTATTTTAAAATTTTCACATATTTTATTTCAATTTTATAAATATCATTTTAAATTCAATTAAAATAAATTATATATATATTACTTTTAGATAAACTATGAATAAAGATTTTATAATTGAAACAGGGGTAAAATTTTGTTTATAAAGTTTTGGGTGGTTCAGGTGCTATTTCGGGTTCAGCAGAAATTGTATATTTAAGAAATCAACACAATAGAAAATTAAAAAAAATAATTAATTATTATACTTTTTAATAATAAAAATTTATTGATTAATCCAAGCGTTCTCTAATTACACAATTTTGAGTTGTTTTGATAATATCTACCCATTCAACTTTATTTTCAATTAATCTTTTAAATGTATTTTCATTCCTATATAATGCTTTATTATTCTCAAGCATATACCAATATTCTGCACCCCAGTCAAATAAATACGTGCTTTTGATTTTTTCATTATATTTCATTGATTTCAAAATCTTATATACTGTTTCATCAAAAATTATGTCTTTTTCGTCGATATCAGTATCTTCATCTTCATCCTCACTTGGAAAATAATCACTACTCGGATCATCATCGCTAATTTCAACAATATCCATATTAACGTTAGTTTCTTCTTCATTTTCTTTTTCTTCTTCATTTTCTTTTTCTTCTTCATTTTGTTTGTATTTATCCCAATCTGAGTATGAATTACATTCATTACTATCATAGTCTGATTCTGATGAACATTTACTTTCACGTTCTGGTATATAATCTTTTGTTTCATTATCATAATCTTTCTTTTTCTTCTTTTTATAACCATTCCTTTTAGCACACGCTCTCGCAACCATATTCACCAGAAAAGTTTGTGTTTTGGGACTAGGATATTTGCATTTAGAAAACGCCTTTTCAAGAGAACTGTTTGACATTTTATGATACATTTTTTTGTTTTTACTACATTAAAATTAGAAAGATTTTTTTTTTTTTAATTTTTTATAAAATATTTTTTTTTTTTTTTAAATAATAATAATTTATATGATCGCACATTTAATTAAATATTTTCAATCAATATGCTGTAAAAAAAAAATTTATAATAAAAAATATATAAAGGTTTATTGGCATCCATATTCTTTTAGTAAAAAAAAATATTATGTCTATTTAAACGAATATCAAGCCGGGATGTGGAATTGCGAAGTTAATTTATAAATTATCTATCATTTATATAGGTAAAACGTTGATCTCTATATGATTTAACTTGGGTTTTGTTATTTAATTTCTTAATATTTAATTCTTTAATATTTAAAGTTAATTCATAATTTTTTAATTGTTCTTTTTTCAATTCTAGTCTCAAACGTTCAATTTCTCTCTTTTTCAACTTTAGCTCTTCATTTTTATTAAAAATAGTAAGTTCATAATCTAGTGCTTTTTTTTCAGCATTTTCCTTTTCGTTTTTTAATTCTTCCATCTTATTTTTAATATGTTCAAAAGGATTATATTCTCCATTAATAAAAATTTTATCCATTTTGACTTTATTTGAATGATTGGGTGTTGTGTTTATTAAATTAACTGATTTTATTTTTTTTTCAATTTTTTTATATTTATAATATATATATATATATTATAATGTATAAATTAAACGGGGGCGCTAATAGATTATTATTATTAAAAAAACAAAATTCAAAAATAGGTAAAAAAACTTCA